TCAAGAGACTTATTTAACTCAACTTCAGTGAGTTTCGTAGACTCTTTGAGAGAAATTTCAAGAGCCGCAATCGGTGGAAGACTGTTATACTTTAGGATGAACTCCTTTATTTGCTCGAATAGTTTTCTTTCGTGGCTTTCGGTCAGATACTCCTTCTTCAGAAATGGCAGAGACTTCCTCATATAAGTCTCGTTCCGAATCAGATTCGACAAGATCAAGTTTTCCGTTTTCATTAAAATCCTTCTCTAGATTTTTTATAGCATTATAAATCATACTACGCATTACGTTTTGAGTAAAGCGAATAAAACTTCTTGACTTCACATCACAATTATTAACATTCGATATAATATCAAAATCAAAAGTCAACAATCCATTTTCACCAACTGTAACATTAGTGTACTCAACAATTACACCATCATACTTTCCTAATAATTTAACCGCAAATGATCCAGGTGGACCATTTAAATCTAAAAAGAACGTATAATGTTTTTCGAGTGTGATGAACTTTCGAGCATACCAAAACTCACATTTGGCAATAAGATCTTGAATTTTATTCATGACCATCGTCTACAACCTCATCAATCAAATTGCCAGCCACTGCTGCACTGAACTGGTAGTTACTACAGACCCACTCTTTGAATTTTTCATCAGCAAGAATAGGATCCCAGAACTCTGCGCACTCAGTATCAGCCAAACGCCACTTCTTACTATCAACTTCACCAGTTGCAGTATTCACTTTGGCATACCAACCTACATTTGGCTTCGTAACATGACCAGACTCAAGTGCCATGTCAAGAAGACCACTGTACTTAGAAATGCCACCATCGAAACGAACAGTGACTGGAATCTTGGCTTTCTCACGAACATAACGAGATTTTTCTACATTGATAATAAAGTTATAACCAATTAGATCAGTGCCTTCTTTTTCTTGCTGACGACCAAGGATGTAAATGTTATCAGCCGAGTAATAAGAACCTGTTCCGCCACCAACAATATCCTTGGGATACAAACCTATTTCCTTGTAGGTGTGATTTACTACGACCATAGGAATGTCCTTTAGTGTAAGGTGTGGTGTCACCATACGGAACAGGGATTTAATTTGCTTTGCACGACTCATGTCAGCGACTGACTTGCCAAGAACAACTGAGTCAGGATACTTGTCTTGATATGCCTTTGCCATCAAGAGACTGAATGCAGTCTTGAAGTGCTTACTCGGACCAGCCCACATCGTGAGACCAGGAGTGAAGCCTCCATCAAGATCACCAGAGAACGCAACATTCACTACAGGAATGCTGGTCTGAATCATATCCTTTGCAGCAAAGAACTTAGACTTGGCAAGAATCGCAGTGTCTTTGATTGTCGTATTCTTCTTTAGTTTTTCAAGCAAACTCATGTGTATTTCTCCGTTTGGGGACTAATCTATTATAAAACATTTTATTCAAAAAAGCAATCTAGTGAATCAACCTTTTCACTTTGCCAATCAATAGCAGATAAAATGATATCAAGAGGCTCAAGAAATGACTTATCAAATTGTAAGTCATAATCAATATATTGCTCAGCACCCAGTTGCTTTGGTAAACCAGACAAAAATGCAAGAGTGTTGTTGTTGAAGATATTTGGTTGCTTGAGATAAACAAACTTGATCTTCTCACCCTCTTGAATTTGCTGGTATCGTTTTGTGAGATTCAGTTCACGCAAGAAGTGATTGTAAACGAGAGCACCCTTGACATGAATTGGTGTACCACGAAACTTATCAATGAACTTATGCAAATCATCTTGAGTTTGGGTCATGATAATATTGATTGCTTCTTTAATCTTCGTGCGACAAGCAGACGGTGTAGAAGATTTGACAGCCTCAAGACCCATGATCTTGAGTTTAGGTTTGGCATACGCCACACCTTCGCTGTTATACACGTTGAGAATATATCGTTTCTTCGCAGTCCAGATTGCTTTGTCTGCAAGAGACTCACGCTTCATTTCCATGCGCTGCTGATACGCATTGACATATTCTTTCAGTTCTTCATACGATGCATCAATGAACGGTTGAATCTTATCATCGCAAACCTTATCCATAAACTTGATAACTTTTTTAGTGTCATCAACATTCGGATACAACTTCTTGACCAATGGACCCATATTCAGATAGATCGAATCGGTATCCGAAGCAATCACATAATCTTCATCTTGAGTCTTGAGAAGTTTGTTCATATACTCGTTGATCTTCTTTTCAATCCAACGAATAGACAACTGACCTGCTGTAGTAATGCCCTCGGCGATACGAATATCAAAGAAGCGGAAGTATTGATTGCCAAGTGCATTTCGATTTTCTTCTTGGCTTCAATTGCCAACTTCTTATAGCGTGTGCGGTCTTTGTACATGCTATCCATAATCTCAGGCAGAACACCTTGACCCTTGTTCACATGAAACAGCTGACCATTTGGTGTTACAGTTACACCAAGATCTTTTAGAATTGCAGTGTCAACTTCTTGATTGAGTAGATTTTCAACGTTAGCATTACAGTTCTGAATAAAGCCACGCATGTTATCAGTATACTTCGTTGGTTCAATCAAAGTCTCCATCGAAATGTTATACTGCATGATCAAGTGCGGATACAGACTGTTCAAGTCAAATGACGCAACCCATTCGTGCATGCCAAGGATTGGATCCTTAACATAAGCACCTTCATACTGCGAACTCTTTGATCCCTTCTTCATTTGAGGGATGACAATCTTTTTCTTCAACAAGTAATTGTAGACAATCGCGTCCCACATACGAACCTGCGTGAACACATCATCGTAGTTTACTTTGTTGTCATAAGCAAGAGTCAACGCCAACTCAATCAACTTCATCTTGTCTTCGAGTTTCTCGACCAACTCGACATCCTTGATGTTATACTCAATGAATTTTTGATAGTCGTGCTTGTAGAGTTGGTGCAGCGTTTCGAATTCAGAGTAATCTAATTTCTTTTCACCCAACTCAACGTGAGCAATATTGTCTAGTCTGTACGACTCTTGCTGTGAATAAGTAAACTTGCGATAGAGTTGAATGTAATCAAGAATTGCAATTCCAGAAATATCATAGAACTGCACAGGACGATTCATCATCACAGTATCGCGTTTGCTGATACGATTCCAAGGAGAAAGTTTCTTGGCTTCATCTTCACCAAAGAGTTTGGTGATACGATTCGTAAGATATGGAATATCGAATTGCTCGACGTTCCAACCAGTGACTACATCTGGATGCCATCTTGTCCATAAGTCGAGGAATCTTCGTATAAGGTCGGACTCATCGCGACACTTTGCATAGTGCACGTCGTCACGATGCTTGTTATAATCGCCGCAACCAAACACAAAATAATTACCCTTGACTTTGATAGAGATTGCTGTGATTGATTCGTTTGCATCTCTTGGTTCTGGAAATCCGTTTTCGGATCCAACTTCGATATCAAGATAGGCAATAAGTATTTTACTGACATCCCAAAGAATATCGTCAGGATACTCATCAGCAATATAAGCATACTCATAGCGATTATTCCCACATACTCACCAGCAAGAGTTGTATACTCAGACTTTTCTTGGCTGGAAAGAAAAAAGGTCGGACGGAATTCAACCTTCCGTCTGACCCTTCTATCATTCTCTACGCCTCTGAAGAGAATAAACTTTCCAGAGACGCAGATGTTAGTATAAAAATCGGACATATTACCCCAAAATCAAATCCTTGGGAGGAACGACAATTCCTGCACCGAAGATCTGATTATACCCGTTTTTCACTTCCTCGGCAACATCACCAGCAGTAATAATCTTGTCACGACTGATTGTGAAAGGACCATCAGCGGCTTGCATCCAAGGCATAAATCCAAGAGCAGGACCATCCTGTCGACGTTGCATTACGCAAGCAACAGGATTCTTGAAGGTGATTAGATCCCCTTCTTCATTTGTAATTTCTACTACTAATTCCTCGCCACTTACGAGTTTCAGTGCTTTGATGTTCGACATTTTGTTTCTTCCTTTTGTAATTATCAAATAAATCTTTTTCTCTCAGACTTTGCGGCAATCCGTTTCGATAAAAAACATCATGTGCCATTGTCCAAGTATCTTTGCCAACTTTGATATACCAACCACCAAACTCTTTGATCTCTATTTCTTTAGAGACCATAAAGTCATTTAGTTCTCTGAGAGAGTGCATTATTCACTATCACCTGCATCACGATTTTCAGTATTATGTCGCTTCATCTTGAAGCCAACATGATTGGCGTGAGCATTTATCATTGATCGACGAAGATCACCACGTGCATGTTGATCACCAGTAAAGTTATAAACTTGACCCATTGTAAGCATGCGCTTGATGCTGCGTGGAAGTTTTGCACTAAAAAAGTCACTACGATTAGCCATTGAGTAATTCCTCACACTTCTTTGTAAATCTTTCGTTTTGTCCTGGATGAAAACTTTGGTACATATGCCAGAACAAATCCATTGTTGTACCATCTCTATTTGTAAGACCAAATGTTGTGCCGATGCCATACTTCGGCATACCATCAGCAAGATCCCAGTATGGTGGTGCATCCTTTGGTTCCCAATCCATACGAATTGGCGGTGCATCATAACGCAGCGGCATCAAGATCTCAATAGGTATATTACTCTCTCTGGCTCTAAAAGTCAATTCTTCTGCAACATCACCACGATAGTTTGGCATAAACGAAGGATTGCCAAGTTTACGATACATTTCAACAGTGAATGTTACGTTATGTGGTGCGCAGAAAACATGTTGATCATTCTGTATATGATTGCTTCGCTGTGCAGAGCCAATCACCTTCCCCATATATGCTCTTTCGAAAAAGTAATTGAGTGCATTATTTTCCAGAGGCAAACAATCAATGTCCAAGAACATAATTGCATCATGCCCTTTTTGTTCGAGCATATCAACAAGTTTATCCATTGTATAGCCAGGAGGTGCCTCTGTGTATACATGATAGTGTGGAATCTTTGATACATTATATTTCTCAACAACTTGTTTCTGTAGAGCAACAAGTTTTTGATCAATATTGTTCATGAATATAGATGCGATACATGGGTTCATTATGTTTCTCCAATAGTTCCTGAAATTGTTATCCACAAAGGCTTGATATCAATTTCTTCTTCAGGATATACAAATCCATATGGCTTTTCGCAGACAGCAATATAATAGCCATTCCACCAATCTGGATCATAGTGAATTTCATCATTTACTTTTTGAGTGTTGCCGAATATTTCCCATTCTTTATGAACTTTGACATATGCCGATTCAAATCCCAATCGAGTTCCTTCGCGGACCGCTTCTGTATTCCAATCATCGACAATATAAATGAATACATCTGATAAAGAATTCACATAGTATGTGATTGCTTGAGTGTGATCTTCTTTTGTATGTCCTGCATCGAACAGATACGTGTTGATATCACGAATGTCGAACTTGTCTGGCGGAAGAAGATCGAAACAGTCGCCTTGTATGCAGGTAAAGTTTGTGATGCCATTATCTTCGCAGTTGTCTAGAAAATATAGAAATAGTCCATTCTTGACATTGATTCCAGAATACTCAACGTCCACTTTCATATCCATTTCCCAACTATCTTTTGCCGAGAATGAATCAACTACGAATGCAGATTTTGGCTTGTTGCCATACATTGCATTGATAAATGTAGAGCCTGTAAATGTGCCAACCTCTAGATAGTTGGTATCATCTTTCACAAGTTCATTTAGAAGAATTCGAATCTTTTTTCCAGATAATCCTTTGACTTCACTGATTTGCTTTTCTGTCAACTTTGTCTGATTATCATTAGCGCATTTGAGAGCAGACTCAACTCTCTCAACATATTTTTTTACTTGATCCATGCAGCCTTCCCATGAAAGTCTACAACCTTATCACCAAATACTTCTTTTGCAGCAACCTTGATTGGGTTGTGGTGCCAATCGTCAATGATCATATATCCACCCTCTCTCAAAACTTCTGAATATCGAAACAAATCGATCTTTACATATTCGTAGTCATGAGCAGCATCAATATAAATCAAATCGGCTTGCACACCCCAATGCTTCAACGCAAGAGCACCATTACCAGAGTCGACTGGAAATGGCGTGATCACATCTTGTAGTTTCTCATGAACAATGTTTGATAAGAATTGATCATAGATTTTTGGACGACCATTTTTTCTAGTTTCTAGAAGATCAAATGTTCCCATAGTGCAATAGTGTTCATATGAACCGAGAAATGTGTCAACGCAAATAACTTCAAGTTCAACATCTCGAACACCCTCAGCCAAAGTAAGTTTTGCCATGTTTATGGCAGAGGCACCTTTCCAAGTTCTAGATCTTGAAAGATGTCAGTTCCAATTCCATGGATTTTATCGCTTATTGTTTTAGCCATGATTTTTCCATGGTAATTTGTTATTATGCAATTGCAACATCGCTTGGTTTCCACGAAGGAAAAACTCTCCCTGTACGGAGAGTCCTGTATTACCAACTCGATATTTCACTGTATAGTCGCGAGTGCAATCATACTTTAGATTGTTTTGTTTTCCCATTAGTATTGATGCAATGGCTCGATCGATTTCCATCTGACCTGGCTCGCGAAATTTGCGATACCAAACTGGACTCATGCCAACTGCCACTTCTTTCTTGACAAAATAACAATTGACGTCAACAAAGAAATCTTGTGGACTGAGAATAGAATGCCATAAACCAAGACTCTCACAATCATCTAAACAGATTACATTGCTATCTTTATCTATAATCTTTCTAAACGAAAAAGCCCAATCGAGTTTCTTTTCTTGAACAATTTTTATGAGACTTTCTATATGAGTTGGTTCTAGAACATTGTCATCATCTAACCAAATATGATAATCGCCATCTGCGAAATAAGTAGCAGCACCATACACACGGTGACCGTTGTAACGATTAGTGCCTGTAGGGTAGGGTAAAATGCAGACATGTTCATTCATTCCATTTGGGAATTCAGAAGCCAATAAGATTTCGTCTGCCTTATTCCAACGTTCTTTACCATCAACAACTACAATGTGCTCGATATTTTGGTATGTTTGCGCTCTTACAGATGCAATGCATTCTGCAAGATATGGGTTGCCTGTGGTTGGTGTGATGACAGAGACTTTCACTTGAACATCACCTTGCTGCCAGGAACTTGTTCGCTCAATCTCTGCTCAACTTTCTTAGACAAATTGATGTCGTTGAAAGCATAAATGAATCCTCTTCGAACCAATACCTGTTTGTATCCGTATTGCTGAAGAACTTCAATCATAGCATCTTTTCTTTCTTTATACCAGTCATCATTCCAACATTCAATCATGAGAGGAGGAGTCTGATTATTCTCTATAATCTTTCCTGAACCTTTAAGCACTTCCAGTTCCATTCCAGAAACTGTGATCTTGACTAGAGCAACATTACCAAATCTAAAATCATCTAGAGTTCGTAATTCGTAAACATCGATCTCATTTGGAACTGGAATATTTCTATTTGTATAACTATCGATCAAAAAAGAAAATGCACCATGATTCACAGCAGCAAGATCGAAAATGGCATGATCAATGACCTCATTTCGATCTGCAACACCAAATCTATAGCAACGAACATTGTATAGTCTATTCAGCAGCGCATTTGCATTCAATTGCTGATTGATGGCAGGAACTGGCTCAAATGCCTCGAAGATATGACTCTTCATGTATTTGATTGCGAGCGGCACAGTGAATCCACCGAGACCAGAACCAACATCAATAACTCTGTTGCCCTTATTTTCGCTTAAAACTATATCTGCAATTTCTAAGTTGTAGGTGTTCCAATATTGGTTTCGTCGAATCTCATCAGAAATAATTTCTGTCTGAGCGAACAAAGCATATTGAGTTCCGTTTCTAGTAACGTGGACTTTTACTTCTGGTTGCATAATTAATCCCAAAGATTCTCATAGTATTTGCCAAACAAACGAAAGGCATTTTTCTTGCGAGCATAGTATGCTTTGGCTTTTTCGGTATCATAAACTGGCTCAACAAGAGTTATCATCTCGCTCCAATCTTGACCTTCCTTCTTGACCCACTTGTGTTTGCCTTTCTTGATACAGAAATTTGGGTCACGGTCTTTGGCAAGTTCGCCAAATGCCCAAATCATCTCTTTCATGATCCAGTCCCAACGCTTGAAGTGATTGGAGTCAGTATCCCATTCGTTCTTCTTTGGTTTTGCGTTGGTAGAACGAAGATGCTCAGGCACATCTTCGTCATCGGTATATGGTGCACCATGATTGGTTTTGTGCAACTGCCTGAGCATCGGATGAATGATGTCAGCAAGAGTATGCGCCATGTTCCATGTATCCCATGAATCAATGCGAATAGACTTTTTCTGTTCACCTTTCTTCGGATATTTACCGATAGAGATCTTCATAATTACTTTTTCTTTTTTCTTCGAGCCTGTCGTTTCTTTGAACCGAGTTTAGCACGACCCTTTCCGAAACCTTTTGTTCCTGTTTTGGCTGGCATGATTACACTCCTTCGTCTGCTTTCTTGGCAAGATTGTGATATGCGGCAAGTTCATATGCTTCCTCGCTCAATCCTGGAGTGCTGTCGCGAATTCGAATCACTTCAGCGTTGACTTCTTCATCGCTGAAATTATACTTTGAATTTTTCTGCGCATCAACAAGATCAAGGTTACTTCTAACTTCATCTTCTTCGTTCCATGAGCCAGTGCTCCAAGAATCATTCCAATCATCATTCTTACTGGAAATGATCAACTCTGCACCTTCTTCAAATTTATAGCCAGCAGCAGAAAGAAAGTTTTGAAACTCATTTAGAATTTCATGAACGCTCAGATCATCATCATTCAACTGCATAGTAACAGACTTTGTAGAGTTTCGATCATAAAAAGAACCTCTAGAAATCTCACCTTCAAATTCAAATATCATTCTTGACATAAGTCACCTATAAAATATTATTTTGATAATCACGTTGTATATATTCACGTTGCCTGCATTCTTCTATTATACGCTCCTGCTCTGACAAAGGCAACTTTGTCCAAACAGTTATCTCTTCTTTTGTGCGAAAACACCCAACGCAATATTCACGTTGGGTGTCTAGTTTGCAAATCCCTTTACAGGGACTGATCAAAGTTTGAACTTTTCTTCGACAGTAAACTTGTTGACATAATAATCATATATCAACCAAGCAAACCAACCCATCATGCTCACAAGCATGAGAATCAATCCCAATCGGAGACCAAGAATCTCAAGAAGAATATACCAACCAACACCAACAACAGTCACAAATGCAAGTGACTTCAGCGTTTCAACAATAGCCTTTGAACGAATACTCATAAATTATTCCTCATCAGATGGACGACTTGGTTGTTTCGGGACAACCACTTTCCCGCATCGTTTGCAAGTTTTGTTTACAAGGATGTCAAAGGGATAGTAACTGCAACGACTTTCTCGCCACAATCCTTCCCATTTATGCAGACCAAAGAAACAGAGAATACGACCGATCATCCGCGTCGCATTCTCGAGATATCTTGCATCTGCTCTTCATTGATAACTGGCACTGCGTTCGACTTGTGCATCGTAGCAATACCCTTCACCAAAGTGCCTGTGTATTTCAGGCTCTCTCTTTTTTCTGTAAAGATACGATCAGAGTTCAGCGACTCAAGTTTTCGCGCATCGCCAGCACCAACACGATGTCCATATGAAAGACTCGGAATACTCAACACACCAGAAACTGCTTCCGAGCGCCGATACTTTCGAGCAACTTCACCTTTTGCTTTGCGTTTCTTTTTGGGTTTGAAACGCGCAGCGCAATAGATCATCATAGCGGATAAGTTTCTACATGTTCGTTATAGAAGCGACTAACTTCGTTAATCTTTGCGCGCATTTCATAAGGCACAGGCATGTCATGAATTGCAGTTAGTGCAATCATTTCATTTACAAACTTGCGCAACACACGCAACTCTTCCATTGTGCCTCTCGGCATCACTTCAAAATCACCTTCACTCATTAGACTTTCTCCACAAGTTTAGACAAAGTATGATCAGCAATCTTGGCTCGAATCATCGTAGGAATATCCGAGTATGGATCTTCCAAGAAATAAGAGCAACCTTCTCTCCAACTATTATATTTCACAAACCTTGCAAAATCAAGCATATGTTTGCGATTGCTCGCATCAAACGGAACTCTTGTCCTTGGTGCAAGAATAGAACGACGATATTCACTTATCATAATAGTATCTCCCCTTTCGTTTTGCAGGAATACAGACTAGTATACCTGCAATCAGACCAAAAAGAAAGCCTACGATGAATGTCAAATGTGGATCATTCATTTGATTGCCCAGTTCCAATCCTCATCAGTCGGTGGAGCCAATCGTTCTGTCTCGATATCATGAGCAAGAGTGTCAATGACATCCCAACCAAGTTCGATCAAACGATCTTGAACATAATCAGCACGAACGCCACGCAGTTCTTCCTCTGTAAAGATTACAACAGCGCAACCCAACTCTTCGAGTTGACGGCTCAATTCAACAATTCTTGCCATGTCAGTCATTAGTAGTGCTCCGCATTGTAATCAACATCACCTGGATCAAACACCAGATCATCATAAGAAACAACATCACCATCAGTCTCGCTG